AACAAGTCGAGGATTTGATTTTACCTCTGCTATATAATTTACAAAAAAATCCAGAAAAAGAATATATTCATTGGCCAAATAGAACGGCTGTAATTGATAAACAAATTGAAAAAATTAAGGCGGTAACCAGATACTATGACGACACTATCTAAAAATGAGTCAGTAGATTTAAATAATCAAACCGGTGTATATGAAAGAACTACCGGTAGAATTTTTGATTTATATTTAAATGATGTAATTCAATCTCCCAAAGATTATATTTCTTGGAATCAATTGATTAGATCCTGCGGCGAGAATGATGTTGTTCATTTTCACATCAACTGTTACGGCGGTGATGTAATGACAACAATACAGCTACTTCGATCAATGGCAGAGTGCCAAGGCACAACGGTAGCTTCTATTGAGGGTGCATGTATGTCAGCAGCAACATTTATTTTCTTAGCTTCTGATATTTGTGAAATCTCAGATCACTCTCAGTTCTTAGTTCATAATTACTCATCAGGTAATTGGGGTAAAGGAAACGAACTAATTGCAAAAGCTCTTGCAGAACATGCTTGGGCAAACAGATTACTAAATACTGTATACGAAGGCTTTTTGACTAAAGAAGAGATTAAAGAAGTCATCGAAGGAAAAGACTTTTGGTTAGACGCTCCAGAAGTAGCAAAAAGATTAGAAAAAAGAAACACCGCGTCAAAAAGGAAAGGTACAAGAAATGCAACTAAGCGCAAACTTTCAGCTAAAAGAATTTACTCGCAGCCAAACAGCATCTAGGTTAGGCATCGACAATACACCACAGGGTGAACATATGGAGAACCTTAAATATGTGGTGGAAAAAATTTGTCAGCCTGTAAGAGAAGCGTTTGGCAAACCAGTTCGTATTAACAGTGGATATAGATCTCCAGCGTTAAATAAAGCAGTGGGAGGTTCTAAAACATCTCAACACTGTAACGGACAAGCTGTTGATATGGAAATTGATGGAGTACCAAATAAGGTACTTGCAGATTGGATCACAGAAAATTGTGATTTTGATCAAGTTATTTTAGAATTTTATAATCCAGCAGAGGGAGCAAACTCAGGCTGGGTACACGCTTCTGTTAGAAGTGATGGACAGAACAGAGGCAAAAAATTAATTGCCTTTAAGGATGGTAAAAAAACAAGATATGAATTTGTCGAAGATTTTGATAAAGGAAATGAATACGAAGATTATATTTAATATTTTTGACTATGTGTTAGGAGGAGCTGCTGCTCTTGTAACATTGTGGGCCTTATATAGAATGGGTTTAGAATTATGGTGCATTGCATACGGATTAATTTATTAGCATTAATTTTATTATTTAACACTCCTGCTTTTGCAGAAGAACTTGTTGAGATTGTAGTAACTAGTGCACCAACAACAGAACTAGAAGCAAATCCTGAACTAGATTTAACAATAGCAGAAATGCTTGATCCTAGCCAATCATTTACACAAGGTGGTTACGGAGGTTTTTCAGGTTATCGTGAACGTGGACAACAAACTATTCACTCTCAAATATACCGCAATGGTATTCCTGTAAACGACTCTGGAACTGGTTGGTATGATTTTGCTCATGACATACCAACTGGTTCTGAAAAGATAAAAGTAATACACGGAGCAAACTCAACCATATATGGATCTGGATCTCTTGCAGGTACAGTATTCATTGAAGACACATTCGATAATAGATCAGTATTACGTTATGGAACCAACAGTACTCTACTACATGTATCTCACGAACTAGGAGTTTCACTTACAGCATTTAATGCTAAAAATGATTCCGTAAGATCAGATAACGAAGAAAAAGACAGATACGAAAATTATACCTTTCGTGGAAAGTATAATAACTTTAATCTAGTATACACTGACTATTCATATGACTATGACAAATGCTATCAGCCTACTATAATGACATTGTTTTCTAATGATTGTAAACAAAAAGGAGAACGAGGTACACTATCATATAATAACGATAATGTAACTTTAGGTTATAGTTTTAATAATGCTGACTTTCCAAATGAAGGCAATGGGTATACAAGTAAGTCCCAAAGATTTTATGGTGACGCTAGAAATTATTATGGGGATCTATTATATGGTGCCACAGTAAATGCTGAAAAATTTAATGATAAAACAGATGAGCGCGTAGAAGTTTATGCTGAGTATAGAGGATATTCATTTAGAACAGATGGTAGTAATACAGCTTTTAGGGCAGGGTTCATGCCTTTGTCATCTATAGACATTGCTATTGGATCATCATATAGAGACCCAACATTATACGAACAATATGGAGATGCATACGTTTTGTCAAACAATAATTTAGATTCTGAAAAATCCTTTGGTATAGATATTTCATTAGGACCTGTAACAGGTTTCGCTTATAAATTTAAAGAGGGCATCTCATATAATTTTGAGAACAATCAATTTCAAAACACTGGCGAATATTCTACAAGTGGTGTAAGATTCCAAAATAATTATACTTTAGATGATGTAAACTTATCTGTCTTTGGAGGTTATACAGATAGTGATCAACCATTTGTATCTCCATGGAAGGGTAGTGTAACTGCACAGTGGAAAGATTTTACTACTCAGATAAACAGTAATCAATGGGCAACTACAATAGATTTCAGCTACGAAAAAGATGGGATGTTCTTTTCAATAACTAATATCACCGATGAGGAATATGAGATTCAACGTGGTTATCCCCTTGGTGGTATCGAATACCATATAGGTTTTAATGTAAGTTATTGATTTTTAACGAAAAGAAAATGCTTGACTTTTACTTAAAAAGAGTTCATAATATAAATAATAAAGTAAGGAGAAAGTTATGAAAAAACTTTTAATTGCAGTAGCAGCAACAGCCCTTTTGTCTACCCCAGCACATGCTGATACAAAAGATGTAATTGGTGGTGTAATTGGTGGCTTGATTCTTGGTGAGATTATTGATAACAGCTCTCATCGACATAGAAATCATAGGCACGAATACTATAATAACCACTATAGTTATCACAACCATTATCATTACAATCGCAATGTTCCCAATGCACACATCACAATCATTGAGAACAATCGAGTGTATGAGCTCAACAGACACGGAGCTCCAGTGTACAATCCAAACACCCCTGGAATGGGATTTGGATACTGTGACACACGATATCGTGGTTATGACGGCTGTCAGCGAGCCAGGATTGAGGCTTGGAAACGTAGATAATTTGTAAGTTATTGATTTCAAAGGAAAGAAACTTTGAAATAATGCTTGACTTTTACAGAAATAGGTGCTATAATATACGCATAAAATGAAGAAGTAAGTGAGGACTTCGTAAATGCAAGTAATAGAATCCAAATCAATCCTAGCCAAATGTTTGGCTACCGAGAACTTGACAGTAGAGCATCAGAAGGTGCCTACTGCCATGTTCGATCTTAAAGAGCGTAAACTGATCCTCCCCATGTGGAAGGAGATGTCCCCTGCACTGTATGACTTGCTTATTGGACACGAAGTAGGACACGCTCTAGAAACTCCCGAAGAAGGCTGGCATGATAATGTTAAGGCCAATCCTCGAATTAAATCTTACCTTAATGTATTGGAAGACGCTCGTCAAGAACGTATAACAAAGCAACGCTACCCTGGCCTCGTCAAGAGTTTTTATGCCGGGTACCGAGAATTATTTGAGAAAGATTTCTTTGGTATTAAAGGTGTTGACCTTAACACCCTCCCCCTTATTGATCGTATCAACCTACACTTTAAGGTTGGTAGCTTCCTAAACATTCAGTTTACACCAGAAGAACAGCTCCTTGTTAACAAGGTATATGATCTCAAGACTTGGGACGATGTAGTCGCCCTTGGCGAAGAACTTTTTGCTCACGGCCAAAAAGAAGCAGAAGAAATGGCCGAGGCTTTGGGCTACACTCCACAGCAGTCAGAAGATGACGAAGATATGGATATGGACTTTGAATTTGGTGAGTCCATGTCTTCAGAAGGTTACGAAACACCTGAAGAAGAAACAGAAGAACAAGAAGGCCAAGCTCCAGTTTCCAACGGTGACGGAGAGTTGGACGAAGAACAAGAACAAGATGACGGCGAGCCGCAAGGTGGCGAGGGCGACATTTCCGAACAGATTAAAGATTGGTTGGACAACGAAGGTGCCCACTCAATTACAGACGAAGCATTTCGTGAAAACGAAGACAAGCTTCTCAGTGATGATGGAAAAGTTAATCGTTACTTTGACATTCCCCGACTTCCGAACTGGAAGGACCTTATTGTTCCTGCCAAAGAAATGTACTCCGGTATTGATAACTCCTTTAGTTACTACATTCGTAGCTTAGAAGGACATTCATTAGAGCCGCTAGCTAATCGACTTGTTGGTGAATTTATTCGAGACAACCGCTCTACTATCAACCAGATGGCTCAGCAGTTTGAAATGAAGCGTAAGGCTCAGGTACTTAACAAGGCAAAGGTATCCAAGACTGGCGACTTGAACGAAAACAAGCTGTGGGCATACAAATTGACAGAGGACTTGTTTAAGCAGTCCATGATGATTCCAGAAGGCAAGAACCATGGCATGCTACTTTATTTAGACATGTCAGGTAGCATGTTCCGTAACATGCCTGGCACTATTGACCAGCTCATTACGTTGATGATGTTCTGCCGTAAGGTAAACATTCCTTTTGAAGTGTATGGCTTTACTTCAGGTGGTTACGATAACATATTGCGCAAAGGCAAGATGAACGAAATGTGGATATCAGATATTTCCTTCCGTCATTTAGGTTCGTCATTGTTTAGCAAGCGTCAAATGAACGAGGTTTACAAGCACTTGTTGATGTTTAAGTACTCTATTGAGGCTCGTTACACTCGAGGCGCGACTGGCGACTATGTAGAAGTCAAGAATAAGAACTACACTTTGAACGGTACACCTTTAAACAATAGCGTACCGTTTGCTATTGAAGTTGCTCGAAAGTTTCGTAAGGATAATAATGTAGAGATTGTAAACAGTATCTTCCTTACCGATGGCGGTGCTACTGATCATGTTGAATCAGTAGTAAATGAGGAACAAGAGTATCCACGTCCTACTAAGACTTACGGGCGCGAGGAACGTGCTGTATACCGTCAAGGCAACGTGTCGGTAACTGCGCCAAGCAACATTTACTGCTACAGTGGCACAAAAGATGCCATGGCTATGATTGAACTTTACAAGCAGATTGTTGGTGGTAATGTTATTAACTACTTCATTGCCGATCAATGGTCAAGCCGAGCGCTCGAAAACGAAATTAGCGAGTGGAGTAACATGGGTTGGAGCGAACGCCATGAAATTATCACCAAGCAACGTAAGACAGGCGTTATTGTTTGCACTGCCACCCAGGCATTTGACAAGCGTTTTATACTCAAGGGTGGAGCCAACCTCAAAATTGAGAACACTTCACTAGAAGTGAAGTCCAATAGCAAAGGTGATTTGCTCCGAGGCTTCCGTAACTTTAACAAAGACAAGGTGCAGAACCGAGTGTTCCTATCCAAGTTTATGGACATGGTTGCCTAAGTGCTTGATATCAAAGGAAAAGAAACTTTGAAAAAAGGCAAGAAAGTGCTTGACTTTTGCGTAAATAGGTGCTATAATATACGCATAAACTGAGAAATTAACTATATAAGTGAGGATATAGATTATGACTAAAACTACCCAAGTGCAAAAAGAAGAGCTCATCAACACTCTTAAAAATATTTCAGTTGATGGACGATTCCTATCGCGACAAGATATTATTGATACTGCGGCTGATTTGGGACACCCCTTCCCGCACTGGCTCTTAAAGGATCCAACAGCAAAGGTACAGCGAGGCAAGTATAGCGTCGCGATGTACCAAGGCAACGCTAATGTGGTGCCAATGACTCCTAAGCAGCCGGTGATGGTTGTAGAGTCCGAAGCTGCCAAGGTTGTAACCCAGGCTAAACTTAACGTGGATATTGAAAACCTAATTCCTGCCAAAGACGATACTTTTGTACCCTTTGGCTTTTACCGAGACTTGAAGAAGGTACTTCAGTCCGGTATGTTTTATCCGATTTTTATCAGTGGTTTGTCCGGTAACGGTAAGACTACAATGGTAGAACAGGTATGTGCGAACCTCAACCGAGAGGCTATTCGTGTAAACATTAGTATTGAGACCGATGAGGACGATTTGATCGGTGGCAATACCCTAGTTGACGGTAACGTCGTGTATCGAGAAGGACCGGTCCTCACCGCCATGAAACGTGGCGCGGTTCTCATTCTTGATGAAGTAGACCGCGGGTCCAACAAGTTGATGTGTCTCCAGGCCATCCTTGAAGGCAAAGCGTACTTCAACAAGAAAACAGGCGAAACCGTTACTCCTGCTCCCGGCTTTACAGTGGTTGCCACTGCTAATACAAAGGGCCGAGGATCAGATGATGGCAAGTTCATTAGCGCTCAGCTACTGGACGAGGCATTCCTGGAGCGATTCGCCGTTACGGTGGAGCAGGAGTATCCTACAGCAGCCACTGAGAAGAAGATCATTCTTAACAAGATGGCTAAGGCAAACTGCACAGACGAAGAGTTTGCCACTAACCTTGTCACATGGTCCGAAGTCATCCGTAAGACATTTTACGAAGGCGCCATTGACGAGTTGGTTAGCACCCGCCGACTAGAACACATTGTGAATGCTTTTGCAATGTTCGGTGATAAGCTCAAGGCTATTGAGCTCTGTGTTAACCGTTTTGATACCGACACTAAACAAGCATTCATTGACTTGTATAGTAAGGTAGACGCTGGAGTTGACCTCACCAACAACAGCGTCAACGACGAGTTCAGTGAAGATGAGGAAGAAGGATTTGATGACTCCTCTTTCTAATTACATACTTTACCTGGACGGCGAGCTCGGCGCAAAGGATTGCGCCGAGTTCGTTTCTTTCTGTGAGGCAGAGGAACAACAGAAACGTAAAATTGAATTTAAAAAGGCTGAGTGGTATGAAGTAACGGAGGGAGCTTTAACAACACTCGCGAAAAAAGAATTTGTTAGGGCATTTGGAGACTATTGTGCCCTAGTACCAGATAATGTTATTGAAGTATTAAAGCCCCAAGACTGTGAAATAGAATCCTGTGTCATAAAAAAGGTGGGTGATGAAGGACAAGAATTGTTTTATGATAACTTTGGAGCCTCACGAAGAAGGCTCGTTATCATGATACATCTAAACACTGTAGAAGATGGAGGCGTACAGTTTCCACAAGCAGGCGTTCAAGCATGTCAAGTACAAGGTAAAATTACAGTAGCGCCTTGTACATGGCAGTATGCTTACAGAGTAAACGCAAGCAAACAGACTCAATATGTTCTTTATTGTTATATTAGGATTAAAAATGAAAAAGCAATATAAATTTAACGAAGAAGCACTCATTAAGGAATTAAAAGAGTATGTAGACTCTACATACGAACAGCACTATAGTAAGAGTAAGTTCCAATCCTCAGAGTTTATTATGGACTGTGGACACGGAATGGGATTCTTTCTTGGAAATGTTCTAAAGTATGCACAAAGGTATGGTAAAAAAGACGGTTACAATAGAAAAGACCTCTTTAAAATTTTACATTATGCACTTTTAGCACTAAATGAACATGACGAAAATTATAAATAGTGGAACACTTTACCCATTTAGGAGATAAAAAATAATGGCACACGAAGTTATCATTAAATACGTTCGGCCTTCGGTTGATGTTGAAGTTCCTACTGCTGATCAAACTCAGGCACAGGAAGAGTGGGACACCTCTCGAAGACTTGCTCTTATTGACAATAATATTTCAGTAACTTATAGCATTAGCGAAGATGGTCTAACCATGGAAGCAATTTTTAATGCTCTATCTGAAGCAGATTGGAATAACTATATGACTGCGATGCAGGCAGATGGCGGATTTAATATTATTGAAGACTTAAAGACACGTTGCACAGAAGCTGGCATTACTATGTCATATATTGTTAACGGCTCTGAAGTTGTTTCAGTTTAATTAAAAAAACACTTGACTTTTGAAATGAAGTCTGTATAATATACAGACTTAATACTTGGAGTATATTATGAAAATTAGCAAAAACACCCTCGAAGTTCTGAAGAACTTCGCTACTATCAATTCCAATATCCTTGTACGGCAAGGAAATGTTCTTTCCACTATTAGTACTGGTAAGAACATCTTTGCCCGCGCAACGGTAGAGGATAGTTTTGATAAAGAATTTGCAATCTATGATCTAAATAGTTTGCTAGCACTTCTAACTCTAATGGAAGATACTGAAGTACAATTTGGAGACGAGTCTCTAACTGTTACTAAAGGCTCTAGTGAGTTTGAATATTTTTATGCTGATCCTGGCATTATTGTTTCCGCTCCTGACAAGACTATTGAGGTAGATAATTTTTATACCTTTGATTTGTCTTCTGAGGACTTGAATACAATTATGAAGGCAGCGGCTATTACAGGAGCACCTATGTTCAGTGTAGTAGCTAAAGACGGTAAGGTAGTACTTACTGTAGGAGATCCGAGTACACCTAAGAGTAACAGCTTTAAGCAAGTTATTGGTGATACGGATCTAACGTTTGATTGTCGTTTGTCAATTGAAAATCTAAAGGTAGTACCTGGCAGTTATTCTGTTACACTATCTACTAAGAAGTTTATGTTCTTCCAGAACAAGAAAAACGATCTTAAGTATTGGTTGGCACTCGAACGTTCATCAGAAATTGGAGGTTAATATGGATGATGGAAAATTAAGCTTTAATCTAAGACAAGTTGGTAACGGTTTGGTTTTAGAAGTATGCAAAAATGGTGACTGTGTTGAGTTTATTTTTAACAGGCACGGTAAAGCCCTTTCTGTAATGAGACAAATCTTTAATGGAGATTTAGATCCTTTTGCAGACGCAGAGTAATATAATTGTAAGCAGTCCCCTCATTGGTGTACCTTTGGGGGGTTGTTGGATAAATGAAGAGCGCAAACAATTTTGGATTAATATTCCAAAAAACGCATCTCAATTTGCAATTAGAACATTAAGAAAAAAAGAAGATTGGTGGGCTACAAACGAACATGGATGGATGGATAAATCCATGTCAGAAATAGTTACGCATTTCTCTCAAGAAAAAGGATTTACTGGTATAGTTATACTCAGGGAACCTTGGGAGAGATGGAAGTCTGCTACAGTACACAATTGGACAAGACAGTCAAGTGATATTATGTCATTACAAAATTTTGTATTGTATTATAAAAATCAAGCAACACTCTTTGAACAAGATGAGCATACAAATAAACAAGTATCCTTTTTAGCTGGTCTAGATAAGAGCAATGCTATCTTTTTTAACCTAGATAGTCCTGACTTTGGAAAAAAGTGGACTAAATATTTAGGATTGCGTCCTCACAAACCAACTAATGCCGTTAGCGTTCAAGCACAGCATGCAAAAGATTGGTTGGAGTATAGAAAAACTGACGTATGGGACAAATTAAGAATTTTTTATAGAGAAGATGTAAGTTTATATAATGAGGTGACTTATGAATAAAATTGAAGGTACAAATATTCCTTTTTTAGAATTTCCAACTCGTATTAGAGAAGGAGAAGAAATGGTATGGCGAAATAACACTACTGAAGAACTCTTCGGAGGAAAACGTGTTGTTCTTTTTGCTTTGCCAGGTGCGTTTACGCCGACATGTTCAACATATCAGCTACCAGGATATGATGATCTTTACAGTGATTTTATTAGCACTGGCATTGATGAAGTCTACTGCTTGTCAGTAAACGATACCTTTGTAATGAATGCTTGGGCGAAGGACCTTGGAATTAAAAATGTAAAAATGATTCCAGATGGCTCAGCACAATTTACGCATGCCATGGGTATGCTTGTAGCTAAAGATAACTTAGGCTTTGGCATTCGCTCATGGAGATACGCTGCCGTTATCGATAACATGCAAGTAGAAAAAGTATTTGAGGAAGAAGGAAAGGCTTCTAATGTTGAAGGCGATCCTTATGAGGTGTCTAAACCTGAAGTAGTACTAGAGTACTGCAAAGGAGGACGTCATATTAATCTCAATCTATCAGACTCTACTGATGTTAAAGAAAAGTTTGGTGGCTAAAACAATACATGCTTTTGGAGATAGTTTTACTACTGGTTTAAACAAACCTCTAAGAGCAGAAAGATGTTATGTAAAATCCTACATAGATTGGATTGCCGATTACAATAAATGTCGACTTGTAAACCATGCAAAAGACGGTAACTGCAATCCTTCAATAGCATATGACGTCATGTCTCGTCGGTACCTCACTACCGATAAGGTAGTTATATGCTGGTCAGGACTGTTGCGCCCTTGGACTTGGGACAATGGTTTTGTTTCGCCTCCCGGGAATGCCAAAAGTGATCCCGAGGAGGCTCTTTTTATGTCTGAAATTTGTATGAGAGCTTGTGAAGACTACTTGACAAAACAAGGAGTAGACTATATAATGACTGCAGCTTTTGTTACACCGTATTATGTCAGACGTGAAAACTGGAACTGGATTGAGAACCGATCAAAAGGTAACACACTGTTAGATATTTGCAATGGTTCTTGGCTAGTTGGTGATTATAAAGATCCCGATTTCAATCATGTTGATACGGAACAAAATGAAAATTTGGAATTTTGTTTGCATCCAAATGAACGTGGACACAAACTAATTGCGGATACTTTAAACAAATATATTATGGAGTAAATTATGGATACTAAGAGTGAACAATTTTTGTGGGTAGAAAAATATCGTCCACGAAAAATTGATGAGTGTGTCCTTCCAGACAGCATTAAAGATATGTTTACACAATTCTTGAACAAGGGAGAAGTACCTAATCTTCTTCTTTGTGGTTCTGCTGGTACAGGTAAAACTACAGTTGCCCGTGCTTTATGTGAGCAGTTGGGTTGTGACTACATCATTATTAACGGTTCTGATGAAGGGCGACAAATTGATACGCTACGAACTAAAATTAAAGAGTTTGCTAGTGCTATTAGTTTTGAAGGTAAAACTAAGGTTGTAATTATTGACGAGGCAGACTATCTAAATAAGGATAGTGTACAGCCTGCTTTGAGAGCATTTATTGAAACGTTCTCACAAAACTGTCGATTTATTTTTACATGTAACTATAAAAATCGAATCATTAGTCCCCTACATTCTAGGACTACAGTAATTGAATTTTCGTCTCATAAAAGTGACAAACAAACACTTGCTGCAGCATTTATGAGACGTATGCAAAACATTCTACAATCGGAAGGTGTGCAATATAAGGACAAAGTTCTAGCAGAACTTTTGATGAAATACTTTCCTGATTATCGTAGAGTTATAAACGAACTACAGCGTTATTCTTCTGCCGGTGTTATTGACGAAGGTATTCTCAGTAACTTTGCAGAGATTAATTCTAAAGAACTGATTGCCTCTTTGAAGGACAAAGAGTGGAAGAAGATGCGACAGTGGGTTGCTAATAATGTTGACACAGATCCGCAAGGCATCTTTAGATACATTTATGACACTCTTTTGCCTGAGGTTAGATCTGTTCCGCAGTTGGTGTTACTAATTGCTGACTATCAGTATAAGGCAGCGTTCGTGGCAGACCAAGAAATTAATCTTACAGCCTGCCTAACCGAAATTATGGCGAACGTGGAGTTTAAGTAATTGTTACGGGAGTTGATATGATAACTAACATCAAGCAGACAATGCAACCTTTACCACGTTGCTAAGTCTACCTTGTTTCATTAGATTATCGAATTTTTTGAATAGTTTTTTCATCTTGCCTCCTATATTTTTTATATATACTATATATACTTTTTAAATATTTGAGGTTATTATGAGCGAGAAGAATGATCAACTTTTAGTAAAAATTAACAAAGACGATAAGAAGGAGTTTATCAAAGTTTGTAAAGAACTTGACACTTCTGCAAGTCGTGAAGTTAGACATTTTATTAAAAAGTTTATTAAAGAACATAGTTAATGTGGTCGTTTGAAAAATTAAATGCGGTTCATCTTGAGTTGAGCAGTCGTTGTAATGCTGCTTGCCCAGGGTGTCCTCGTTATTTGAGAAACTCCCCCATTGTTGATCCAGATTTGCAACAAACAGATATTAGTATCGAGACATTTAAAGAATGGTTCTCTCCTACTACACTGTCTAAAATTAAAAATTGGATCATATGCGGAACACACGGTGATCCTATCACATGCAAAGATTTGGTAGAAATTTTACAGTACATCTGTAAACATAGCCCAGGACAGATACAGATTAATACAAACGGCGGCCTTCGAGGTGAGAAGTTTTTTACTGACTTAGGTAACATTTTAGCAGCAGCTACTGCTAAAGATGGCGTACAAAGAGAGGTTGTATTCTCTCTTGACGGATTAGAGGACACTAATCATCTATACAGACGTCAAGTGAAATGGGAAAAAGCATTTGCTAATTTAAAAGCATTTGCTTCAACAGGAGCTAATACAGCATGGGACTTTCTTCGTTTTGCACATAACACGCATCAAATAGAAGAAGCACGTTCCATTGCAACAAGTCTTGGTGTAGACTTTAGACTTAAAAATCCTTTTGGTGTAGACGGTATAGGTATGCCAGTGTACGACAAAAACTTTAAGTTGGACTATGTTATTAATCATTGGGAAGAAGGATACAAAGATCCTTATGAGCCGTACCCGTTAGGATACGAAGCACCATTACCAATATTAGAAGAAAGAAAAGGGTGCATTGATTGTAACTCGTTTAGAATGCACCAACCGCCACAACACGAAACACAAATGTGCGAGGTGTATATAGATCATTTAGGGCGTGTACAACCTTGTTGCTTTGTGGGTAACAAAATGTATGGTCCTGCTTATATAGAAGAAGCCACAGAGGTAAGATACGTTCAGCAAGCGATTGGAACTAGAAACAATTTGTATCACTATAGTTTACAAGAAGTGCTTGACAATGGAGCACTAGACATGTATAGTAACAGTTGGGAAAATAAAACAATCAACCAGTGCTGGATACAGTGTGGTAAAGAACAAGGTAATGATAGATTAATTGATAGTTTGTTTGTGAGAGAAATACAATGAGTAAGTATACAGTGAAAATTGAACAAGATCCAGATACTGGGGATTTAATTCTACCTATTCCTGATGAACTATTAGTGCAAGTGGGTTGGGGCGAAGGTGATGAGTTAATTTGGGAAGAAACCTTAATATGTGAAGATTGGGATGAATACCATGGATATACTTTACGGAAGAAGTGTGACAATGAGTGAGCAAAACTATTTCCCTGATAATTGGGTAGTTATCAAAATCAAAGGTGATGATCCGCACTATCGTGTGCTTGCTGGCTGGTCAGGTGGATATCTTGACGGCGATAGTTGGCGCATGAATAGCGGCATCACAAGAGTAGAGAAGGGTAGCACCACTTGGAAGTTCTATGGTTCAACTGGCAGTTGCTATGAATGCGGTATGCATAACTATACTCTTCGTATGAACAATGCTCATATCTGGGCACAACTGCAAGAACGTCATGGTGACAAAGTTGAGTTGATGCCTGAAGATACTGATTGGATGGAGATCGAGTGGTGAACCAAGACATACTAGCACAAGCAAGGCGTTTTTATCATCATGTGCTCAATGGCGGTAAGTTGAAACCTGAAGATGTTTCTTACATGGTATCTGCTCTTGAGGAAGCCTACGAAGACCACGCACTGACATTTGAAGAATGGTTAGATGAAATAGAATGCTACTCGACACGTCGAGAACGCCTTAGCGAAGAACTGCCTGTATCAGATGTATTGATAAAATGGCTACGAGCCGCCTATGAAGTTGGATACGAACAAGGAAAGAAAGATGACATTACCAACTGAAAGAACAAATGCAGTATTACGAACTGAACGGTTTCTGATTGATCTATTGAACCCTAAAAAGACGCCCAGGGTTCCACGAGCAGTGAGACAAGAAGCAGGTAGACTGTTAAAGCACTATCCTTCAAAATATGATATGGAATATATGGAAGAGAGATTTAGTTATGAATATAAAACATGAACCTATTTTTAAAACTGATGCTATGGCAGAACACTATTCTAAAAAAGACGGTGTAGCTGTTAAGTATGTTTGCACAAGTGCACTAGGTGGTGAAGCGCAGGCGATGGATATTTTTTATCGCGATACTCCTCATCCTCAGTTTGGTAATCGCTACTTTGGTATGTTCATTGACCATCTGGATCGTGTGACGATTACCAATGCAGATCGTATCGAGGGTGCAGAGTTTGCCATGATCGAGGATGGCGAAGGTAACCTACATTACAGTGCTCATCGACATGACTACAAAACTGTGGACGGCAAAATGATTGACGGTGGCAGGGCATATATTCGTTCAAGTGGTGAAGTTGTGTTGTACAAAGTTCGTGACGGTGAGATTGTAAAAATGGAAGAGAGGTTTGATTATGAGTGATGCAATTTTAGAAGGCTTTGGCTCTGCAGTAGAAGAGATTAAAGAAGAAGAGTTTAATGAAAAGCTCTCTAAAATTTCTCCTTTTGACTTTGTTAACAGCATTAACTTTACAAAACAGAATTTAATTATTGATGAGAGGACTGAGAACGAATACAATCCTTTTATCGTTAATCGTGGGTTAGGTTTTAATCCTGATACAGTAATTGCATCGAATGAAATGAACTCACGTCCACACCTAGATAAAAAAATGCAATATGATTTTTTACAGGCAGTGGTAAGAAAAGGCAAACGCTATGGTAAATGGCTAAAGAGTGAAGAAGAAAATTTAGAACTAATACAGAAGCAGTTTGGGTATAGTTTTAATAAAGCTAAAGAGGCTCTCCGTATTTTGACAGAAGAACAGTTGCAGGAGATCCGTGAGTATCAAGAAACATCTAAAGGTGGAAAGTTATAAATATCCTTGTCCATTGTTATGGAATATATTAATAAGGTAAATTGAATGATTGACAAAGATAATTTCTTTGGTATTAGCTTTCCTGGTTACGAGCCTCTAGAGGTACTGCTTAATACACCCGACGACTTTTTAAAGGTAAAGGAAACTTTATCTCGCATCGGTGTAGCTTCTAGAAAAGACAATGTTTTATATCAATCTTGTCATATTTTGCACAAGAAAGGTAGATACTTTATTACGCATTTTAAAGAACTTTTTGCACTTGATGGCAAACAGACTGACATGACTGATAACGACTTGCAACGAAGGAATACTATTGCAAGATTGCTTCAAGAATGGGGACTTATTAAAATACTTAAAGAAGAAGAATTAGAGTACGCTCCTTTAAGTCAAATTAAAATTATAGCGTTTAAAGATAAACATGATTGGAACCTCGTTCCCAAATATAATATTGGAAAGAAATACTAAAAATAAATGCTGATTAATATTCACCCCTTGATTTGTTTTCAAGACAGTGTCCTGTCTGCAAAAGAATGCGAACATATAATTAAATTAGCTGAGCCTCACATGACTCGTGCAACTGTCATGACAGATGAGAATGGTGGTTTACACCCATCGAGAACAGGTAACTTTCATTTTATTAAGAAAGGTGAGGACACTATTGTAGACACTGTATACCGCAGAGTTTCAACACTTTGTGGCATGCCTTTAGAATGGGGTGAGGCTATGCAGGTAATTAGTTACGACCAAACACAAGAGTATGCACCTCATTTTGATACTTTTGAACTTAAAAACATGCCTGAACAAGAGGCGAGAGGCGGTCAACGAATATTAACAGCACTATGCTATTTGAACACACCAATGTCAGGAGGAGGAACAACCTTTCCTGAATTGAAAAGAACTATTGATGCTAAACAAGGGCGCATGGTAGTATTCCAAAACACTTTTAATGGAGGAACTGTCAGACATCCTTGGTCTAAACACGGAGGAGATCCTGTTGGGATGGGCATTAAATGGGCGTGTAATATTTGGTTTAGAGAATCTACATTTAAATAGAAAAAACTGAGCTAACTATTATACATATTAATGAGGTGCCGAAAGGGCCTCAAAATCTAACCTTGCTAAATTTATAGGAGGAAAGCAAAATGGTAAGACGATATACTACAGCCACAATGGCTGATTTTCTAAACGATGTAGCACCTTTCACGGTAGGCTTTGATAAGGTACTAGATAATATTGCTAATGTTTCTGACATTGCACACAATTATCCCCCTTACAACATCGTAAAAAATGATGACGAATCATTCGTTATCGAACTTGCAGCAGCAGGTTTCCGTAAGGACGAGTTTAATATTCAGCACGTCCCACATAACGGAAACAAGCTAATTGTACAGGGTGTTCAGGATCGCGGAGAAGATAAGCGTGATTTTGTACACAAAGGAATCGGCGCAAGAAACTTTACTAGATCATTTGCACTATCAGATGATGTAGTGGTTGACGGTGCTAAATTTGAAGACGGTATGCTTCTAATCTCACTCAAAAGAGTTATTCCAGAAGAGAAGAAAGCAAAAGAAATCAAAGTTAAATAATTAGGAGTAAAACATGGCCGACGTGCGTATTTTAAAATTGGTATCAGGTGAAGATATTATTGGTGACATCAAAGAGATTGATGTTGAAGGCAAAGAGTTTATCCTAGTTAATAAACCTATGTTGGTGGTTATGATGCCAAAGCAGGAAAACCCTAACGAGTATGCCGTCGGCCTTGTTCCTTATGCACCTTTTGCGGAAGGGAACCAAGTACCTATTATGCCGCAACACATTGTTTCAATTTACAGCCCAGAAGCAGGTCTAAGAAACGAATACAGTACTAGATTTGGTTCTGGATTAGTTGTACCTGATAATAAAATAGACACTAAAAAATTACTCAAAGGATAATAATGTACGAGTATCGTTGTAACATTGTTAGAGTAGTAGATGGAGATACAGTAGATGTGGATATCGACTTGGGCTTCGGTATATGGGTCCGCAATGAGCGCGTTCGTCTCTATGGTATCGACACACCGGAAAGTAGAACCCGTAATAAAGTCGAAAAGAAATACGGATTGTACGCAAAGGAATTCCTCAAATCTATTCTTGGAAACCAATCCGTGCTACGAACTAAAAAAGACGAAGAAGGGAAATACGGTAGAATACTCGGAGAGTTTATCGTGTACGACTCGAAAGAGGATAGACAAGTTAGTGTAAAGGATATTATGATCCGAGAACATATTGGTGTACCTTACTTTGGGCAATCCAAAGAAGAAATTGCAGAAGCACATTTAAGAAATTACGAACTATTAGGCGACATTTAACAAAATAGTTCTTGACATTCACTCCACAAGAGTGTATAATATGGTTCTAACTTGAGGTGGAGTCTACATGAACTTTTATACTTACGCTAAGCACTACGGCAACAAAATACATGTTCGTGGTGTTAAAAATGGTAAGCGTTTTATAGCAAGACACGACTTTAGTCCTACTTTGTATGTAAAGTCGGACAAACCCTCCCCTTTTAAAAGCATGTTTGGAGAAAAGATTTCTCCTATACTATTTGATACTAACAAAGAAGCATCCGAGTTTGTAGATCGCTATAAAGAAGTTTCTAACTTTCCTATTTTTGGACAAACCCAATGGGGGTATCAATATCTAACTGAAAGGTATCCAGGTACTGTTGAATGGAATGCTGAAAACATTGCCATTTATTCTATAGATATCGAAACAAGTTCTGAGAATGGCTTCCCCCAAGTAGACAATCCTATTGAAGAAGTTCTACTGATTACCTTACAAAACAATTTTACAAAAGACCTTACTACGTTTGGTGTAGGTTCATTTACACCTAGTGTACATACAAAACATCTAAATGTAGAATATATTCAGTGTGATACTGAACGTGCTTTGTTATTTAAGTTTATGGACTGGTGGAAAGAAAACTGTCCTGATGTTATAACAGGTTGGAACTCCTCTCTGTTTGACATTCCTTATCTTGTTGCTCGTACTGATAGACTTTTGGGAGACGATCATAAAAAGATGTACTCTCCTTTTGGTTTGGTTTCTCGTCGTGTAATTAACATGCAAGGCAGAGAACAAACCACATACGACATTCAAGGTGTTGCACAGTTAGACTATTTGGACTTGTATAAGAAGTTTACATACACTGCACAAGAGTCCTACAAACTAGATTATATTGCTGAGGTAGAACTAGGACACAAAAAACTAGACAATCCCTTTGACACTTTTAAAGAGTTTTACGACAACGACTGGAACTTGTTTGTTGAGTATAACATTATTGACACCGTCCTTGTTGATGAACTAGAGGACAAGATGAAGTTGATTGAACTTTGTCTAACTATGGCATACGATGCTAAGTGTAATTATCAAGATGTTTTTTCTTCTGTTAGGACTTGGGATTGTTTGTTGTACAATCATTTGATTGATCAAAATGTTGTAATACACCAGCGCCCGGAACGTCCAGCAAGAACTATTGCTGGTGCTTTTGTACAAGAGCCTATTGCAGGACAATACGAGTGGGTTGCATCTTTTGACGCTACCTCACTTTATCCTTCTATTATTATGCAGTACAATATGTCTCCTGAAACTCTTGTGCCAGGTAATACTTATGATGTAACTGTTGATAGTTTGTTAGATAGAAAAAACGATCTATCTGATTTGAAGAAAGATGACTATGCAATGACTGCGAATGGTTATTGTTTTACACGAACACGAATGGGTTACTTTCCTGAAATTGTTAGTAAGTTTTTTGATGACAGACAAAAGTATAAGCGTCTAATGATTGACGCTCAGAACAAATATGAGGAAACTGGAGACAAGAAGTATCAGAAGGATATATCTAAATTTAATAACTTCCAGATGGCTCGTAAGATTCAACTAAACAGTTTATATGGTGCAATGGCTAACGAATACTTTCGTTATTATGACGATCGAATTGCAGAAGGCATTACCCTGACTGGACAATATATTATTAGGCAAACTGCTACTGCACTTGATACGTTTATAAACAAGGTGTGTGATACTGAAAATAAAATGTACAGTTTTTATTCTGACACAGACTCATGTTACATTACTCTAAAGCCTCTTGTAGATAAGTTTTTTGCAGACAAGCCTAAAGAAAAAATTATTGACATTTTAGATAAGATTGGTAGTGAGCAGATAGAGCCTTGTATTGATAAGGCAATGCGTAATCTAGCTGACTACACAAATGCTTTTGAACATAAATTGTTCTTTAAGCGTGAGGCGATCGCCGATAATTGTATCTGGGTTGCTAAAAAACGATACGCTATGAATGTTTACGACAACGAAGGTGTTCGTTATAAGGAACCTAAACTAAAGGTTATGGGTTTAGAAATTGTTCGTTCCTCTACTCCTGGTTGTGTTCGAGACAGTCTAAAAGAAGCAGTTCGTATCTGTCTTACACAAGATGAAAATGCTTTGCACAAGTTTGTAGATGCCACAAAGGCGGAGTTTAACAACAAGAGCCCTGAAGAGATTGCCTTCCCTCGTGGTTGTAATAACTTAGCAAAGTATAGAAGTGCTTCTCACATTTATGAAAAAGGAACACCTATTCATGTTCGAGGTAGTTTACTGTACAATTATTATTTAAAAGAGAACAAAGTTGAACATAAGTATGAGGACATTAAAGAGGGCGATAAGATTAAATTTTTGTATCTCAAGGAGCCCAATGTAGTTAAGGAGAACTGTATGGCATTTATTGGAACTTTGCCGAAAGAGTTTGGCGTACACAAATATATAGATTATGACACAATGTTCCAAAAGGCATTTTTAGAACCTATGGATACTATTGTTAAAACTATGGGTTGGAATACAGAACCTCAAGCAACATTAGAAGATCTGTTCTCATGAGTTGGTGGGATAGATTAGTAGCACGCATTATTGCGTGGTTTGAGCGTCCGGTGGAAGAAAATCCTCTCGATAAGGCGATAGTAGAAAAACTTCCACAAGAAGGTGAAGTAAATAAAGTTTATCAAGCACGTTGGGTTTGGTACCATACAATACTTGCAATAGAATTGTTTTTTACTAATCTTCTTTTGTTGTTAATATTGTTTGTAGTAGCATTAAAATTATGAATTTATTTCTTTTTCAAAACAAATACACTTACTTTGAAAGTCCTTGGCCGCACATTGTAATTGATAACTGTTTGCCTGATGACATTGCCAAAGAACTCTCAGATACATTTCTTGAAAAAACAGAGCTCTGGGATGAACTAAAGAATCAGAATATGAACAGCCTGTACAAGATGAATGTTTTGTTGTCAGGTATATTTAATAAGGATTTGGTAAACGTTTATACTGATGAATGGAATTTAAACGTACATGTTGCATCAACAGAAACAGAATTAATTAGAGATTGGCACATAGATGGGCTTGACAAACGATACCAAATTATATTATACTTAGGGGATATGAAGTGCGGTCAATATGAGATGAAAAATAAAGATGGATGGACTAAAACTATTCCATATAAACATAATCGTCTTTTGGCTTGGTATAACAATACCACCGATAACCCAACTTATCATAGATTTTGGACAGGCGATAAAGACAGGCATACAGTTAACATGCCAATATACAGGAAAAAATAAATGAGATTATTAATTGTAGGATATGGATTTGTAGGTAAGGCAACAGAGTATCTTTTTAAAGACTCTAATGTTGAACTAGATATTCATGATCCAGCACAGGGGTATAATAATAAACACCAAGTGTATGATTATATATTTTTGTGCGTACCGACTGATTTAGATAGTGGAACTAAAAAATTAAATATTGAAACTCTTAAAACAGTATATGAGGAATGGAAAGATAAAGGGCGTACTGTCGTTAGAAGTACTATTGGTCCTGATCAAGTAGAACAATTTCCAGAAGCAATTATTATGCCGGAGTTTTTAAGAGAGAAACATTGGAAGGAAGATGTAGACGATACAAACTTGCCTATTATTCTTGGCGGTGAACATGTTTGGTGTGAGCCACTATATACGAAAACTTGCACGCTAGGAAAAGGATATACAATCTTTGTGAGTGCCAAACAGGCTTCCATGTTTAAAATGGCTCGTAATACTGCTTTAGCTATGAGAGTAGCATTAGCAAACGAGTTTAAAGAAATTTGTGACAGATTAGATGTTAGTTATGATGTGTTGCAAGGAATGCTTAGTCGCGACAAAGTAATTGGAGGTACACATTGGCAGGTACCTGGTCCAGACGGCAAAGTAGGTTTCGGAGGAAAATGTTTGCCAAAAGACTTGACACACATGAGTACTCTATGTTATAATGATTACAATATAATGGAAGATGCTGTTAAGGTTAATATGATTCGTAAAGTAAAAGAAATTGGAACCATGTTAGACTCGGCACATGCACATTTCCAGTAAGGAGAAATATTATGAGTTTGATTGATAAACTAAAAAAGAATTCTACAATTAAAGAATCGGAAATCCTGACACAGTCTAAGTTTTTTACTTCTAAAGACTTGATTCAGACACCTGTTCCTGCACTTAACGTTGCGTTGAGTGGTAGACTTGATGGGGGACTTACACCTGGACTAACTGTTTTTGCAGGTCCTAGTAAGCACTTTAAAACTGCTTTTGCTATGATGTTGGCAAAGGCATATCTAGACAAATATGATGATGGTGTTGTTTTGTTTTATGACTCGGAGTTTGGTGCTCCTCAGAGCTATTTTAATAGTTTTGGTATTGATACTGATAGAGTTGTACATACACCTATTACTGACATTGAACAGTTAAAACATGATAGTATGTCTCAGCTAAATGGTATTGAGAGAGGCGATCATGTGATGATTATTGTTGACTCTGTTGGTAACTTAGCAAGTAAGAAAGAGGTAGAGGACGCTCTAGAAGGTAAGAGTGTAGCAGACATGACAAGGGCTAAAGGATTGAAGTCGTTGTTTAGAATGATTACGCCTCACTTAACTATTAAAGACATTCCTGCAGTTGTTGTTAACCATACATATAAAGAGATTGGTTTGTTTCCGAAAGATGTTGTGTCTGGTGGTACAGGTATTTACTACAGTGCCGACAACATTTACATTATTGGTAGGCAACAAGAAAAAACAGGTAAGGACCTAACAGGTTATAATTTTATTATTAATGTTGAAAAGTCTCGCTATGTAAGAGAGAAGTCTAAAATCCCTGTTGAAGTTTCCTTTGAGGGTGGCATTAGTAAGTGGTCTGGTTTGTTAGACATTGCAATAGAATCCGGACATGTAATTAAACCTTCTAATGGTTGGTATCAGAGAGTAGATATGTCTACAGGTGAAGCAGTTGATCCTAAAGTTAGAGCCAGCGACACTTACACCAAAGATTTTTGGTTGCCTATTTTGAAAGATGAAACATTCAGTAAATGGATTGAAAATAGGTATTTAATTTCTAGTGAGGCAGGTATTTTTAGAGATGAAGTTTCTGAAGAAGACATCGAAAAAGCATACGAAGAAGCCTGAGGGCACCTGTGATAGATGCCAAATAACTATTTGGCAAGGCGATAAAGCAATTTGTTTCCACACAGATACAGAAGAACTGTATTTGTGTGAAAACTGTATCAGTGAAATTTATGGAGAATACACTAAGGATTTATTGTAATGATTGAAAGAATTATTTTAGCAGAACTTTGTAAGGACGAGGAGTATACAAGAAAAGTTATTCCTTTTCTTAAGGCGGAGTACTTCTTTAATCCTGGTGAAAAAATCCTTTTTGAAAAAATTGAACAGCACGTTGTTAAATACAATTCTACTCCCGATACAAATGCTTTAGTTATTGCTGTACAGGAAGACAGGAAAGTAAGCGAGGCAGAACTAGCTGAGATAGAAGGTGTACTTAAAAATTTAAATACAGAAGACACAAACAGAGAATGGTTACTTAATGAGACAGAAAAGTTTTGTAAAGATAAAGCTCTTTATCTTGCTGTTATGGAAAGCATTAGTATTATTGATGGCAAGGACAAAAACAAACCTACATCTGCGCTTCCTTCTATCTTATCCGATGCTCTTGCGGTTGGGTTCGACACTAACATAGGACACGACTATATTAATGATGCTGAATCTCGATTTGAGTTTTACCATCGACTAGAAGAAAAACTTCCTTTTGATCTAGAAATGTTTAATGAGATTACAGAAGGAGGTTTAGTAAACAAAACACTAAACGTAGCTCTTGCAGGCACTGGTGTTGGTAAGTCTTTGTTTATGTGCCACATGGCAGGTAATTGTATCTCACAGGGTAAAAATGTCTTATACATAACATTAGAGATGTCTGAAGAAAGAATTGCTGAACGTATTGATGCTAATCTTATGAACATTCCAATACAGCAGTTGAAGGAACTTCCTAAGACAATGTTTGATGATAGGATTAAAAAACTAAACGAAAAAATTAACGGCAGACTTATTATTAAGGAATATCCGACAGCGTCTGCTAATGCTGGACACTTTAAGGCTCTATTAAATGAACTTAGACTCAAGAGAAATTTTAGTCCGGATATTATTTTTGTGGACTATCTTAACATTTGCAGCTCTAGTAGATATAGGGCAGGTACGTCAGCGAATAGTTACACAATTATTAAGGCAATCGCAGAAGAACTTAGAGGCCTCGCTGTAGAGTTTGATGTACCTCTTGTTACAGCTACACAAACAACAAGAGGCGGTTACAACAGCAGCGATGTAGAACTTACAGATACTTCGGAGTCGTTTGGTTTGCCTGCTACAGCAGACTTGATGTTTGCTCTTATAAGTACTGAGGACATAGAAAAACTTGGACAAGTAATGGTTAAACAATTAAAGAACCGTTACAGTGATCCGACAAGAAACAAGCGCTTTATGGTGGGTGTTGATAGGGCTAGAATGAAACTATACGATATTGAAGACCCACAAGCGGGATTACAGGATACAGGTGAAGATGAAGATCAAGGACCTGTATTTGATAAAGGCAGATTTGGAGCTGGCAAGTACGATGAAATTAACTTTTAATGAAGTAGATTTTGATATCTACGATGATGAATTTTCACTTAGGCATGGTGCCTTTGTAGAAAAAGATGTTAAACCAGAAAATGAATTCTTTTGGTTTGATTTAGATCCAATCGCTCTAAAAGAAGAAATTGATTCGCTTCGTTTAGAATTAGACATACAGACTAACATGACATTAGATGATGGACTTATGAATCATCTACATGCAAACTTTGTTCAGTGGCATGATCAAGCAGACGGTGAACGTAAGAAAAAATTGTCTACAATGAATGATGCAATTCATAAACTAGAACTTGCAAGAGCAGGACAACCTGACAGGTGGGGGTACATTAATGGACAAACAACATATCGTCTCCCAGAACATGCTTATGAAAGATTTACAATTAAAAGAAAGTTTGGACATCTTTATATGGGTTATACTCATGTAGGAAAGCATTTTGCAGAAATTGTACAAAGTGGAGACATACATATACCAGCAAATCAAATTGTGCCACAGTATTGGGCTAGATCAGATTTCTTTGTTTGGTTAGGTGATGATGTGACAGATGAGCAAGAAAAAGCCTGGTGGGAAAAAGCTCGGGAAACATATAAAAAGATGAAAGATAAAATGCCTTATGCCTTACACAATCCTAAATTAGCTGTTGGTTACATTCCTTTTGGAAAAATGACAAGAACAGACTGGACTAAGGAAGATTTTATCAATCACATGAAACCTTATAGTTATAAATAATTAGACTTCAATAGGAGGGCTAATTATGTCAGAAGAAGAAAAGAAATCTTCGTCTAATTTCCATCCTGCTGATAGCAATGGCGACGGCAAAGTCGACGCCGAAGAACATAAAATGTATATGGAGTTCAAGAGGAAGGAGCTTGAGGACCAAGATGCAATGCGAGACTCTCAGAGAAGCATGGCATGGTTCGCACTATTTGGCATGTTACTTTATCCTTTTGCTGTGGTAATTGCATCATTAGCAGGATTAGAACAGGCGCAAGAAACATTAGGCGACATGGCACCAACTTACTTTGTCGCAGTTGCTGGTATTGTAGCAGCATTTTTTGGTGCACAGGCATTTACTAAAAAGTAAATAGGTAATTATGGATATAATTAAAGATATAAGAAGAAGGCACGATGCCGGACGCTTACATGATGAGTACTCAACAGAGATGCCGGTACCTCATGTATATTTGAATGATTTTTTATCAAAAGACTTAGCGGCTGCTATGTACAAGGAAGCATGTACAGCCGATGATTCTTTGTGGACTACTTTTGATAGAAAAGGTAGCCATATGAAAGAGTGTAAAGTCCTAGAGCATCTACCAGTTGCTTCTCAATTTGTAAATGAGATGCACAGCAGTTTAGGGCTTGAATGGATCTCCACGTTAACAGGCATGGATGGTATTATGGGAGATCCATATCTTGTAAGGGCAGGCTACTCTAAAAGTTATAACGGAGATTCCTTACAAGTACATTCAGATTTTAACTGGCAAGATAAACTAAAACTTCACAGAGCCGCTTCACTAATTGTTTACCTTACACCCGATTGGGAACCAGAGTGGAATGGAGCTTTAGAGTTTTGGGACAACATGAAGGAAAAACCAGTCAAGGAATTTCCTTGTATACATAATAGCGTAATTATATGGGATTACAGTCCGAGAGGATTTCACGGATACCCCAAGCCAATTAGTTGTCCTGCTGATGTGCATAGGACGACGTTTAGGCTATTCTATTATTACAGCGACGCGCAGTATAAACAAAACGATCGTCCGCATAGAAGCTTGTATTGGTACGATAAAGAAGCTCAAGAGCCATATGATATAGCAAGTAGGAGATAAAATGGGCGCACTTGGTTATGTAAATAATGTTTATAGTGATACAAAACTACCTTATGATAATTACATTAAAGGATATATTCGTCCTATAAATGAAGGTATCTATAACGACAAAGCAATTTATCTTTATGATAGATTAGACCTTGCAGTAAGACAATATAAATTAGAAGATCTTCTTTCACCTAAAGTTGTCTCACATCTAAGAGGAGATAATGATACAAAACTATTGATCTTTTACCCAGACGATTATTTTAATCTTCATGATACAAAAACTTTTAATCAAGTTCTTCAAGAGAAAAGAATTCCTCTAAACAAAGTTCATATGATTATGAAAGACGATTTGTTTAGAAGATTTGCAAGATCAAAAATGGGAGATGAAATTACATATCATGTGTACTCCCCGCTTCAAACAAGAGTAAGAAATATTGATTTTAAACACACTACAAGTAAAAAGTTTAGTGTGTTTAGCAGAAACTATAATGAACATAGACTTGCATTACTTTTAGAACTTGTTATGCGAGAAGTGACTGACAATTTTAATCTTACCTTTCATAATTTCAATCCTTATGTTATGATTGAACACAATCATGTATTAAAACCTGAAGATAGAGTAAAGGTATTTACACAAGAAGAAATCATACAACATGCTAAAGATTTTGATTTGTATAATGATAAAACGAAAGAATGGATTGATAAAATTCCCCATACTATCGAGCATACTAGACGAGAATCTTTAAACAAGTGGACTAATGTTATTATGGACGCTCTTATAGATGCAGACTTTCATATTATTGTAGAGTCACATTACGATCCTTTTAATAACTTTATGGGCTATAAAGGTAAAGTTTCCGTAGAGGAATTTTCGCCAGCGTTCTTAACAGAGAAAACATATAAGTGTATTGCAGCCGGACGCCCATTTTTAGCATACACCACACCATACTTTATTAAAGAGATTCGAACACTTGGGTATAAAACATTTCATCCTTATATAAATGAAGATTACGACAGCATTGAGGATAATGATGAAAGAAGAAGAGCTATTGCTAAAGAAATTGAAAGGCTCGATAATCTTTCCGCTGACGAGTATAAAAAGGTTCGAGATAAATGTTTTGAAATTGCACAACACAATAGAAAAGTTTTGTATTTTGAAAACGTGGGGTTGTTAAATGAATACAAACAAGGTCCTTTTGGAGAGATGCTATTAGACTTTAACAAGTATTGGAAAACTGGAAAAGAAGAAGATTATATTACCGATACTATGATAAGTCATGTTCAGCAATGATTGTAATTACATTACCCAGGAGCGGTGGTACTAAGTTCTGTATGGACTTAGCAAAGGAGCACAATTTAGAGTATTTTGGGGAGTTGTGCTTTGATCATACTACAAGTTATGATCACAAATTTGTAAGTTTGGCTGAACATAAGAACAAACATCACGAAATACCAAATTGCCAACCTGTTAGAACACCTCATGCCTTTATGAAAGCTCTTTCTAATCATGAGCAGTATGTTATTCAATCAAACATTCATTCACCAATAACATTACTTCCTTTTGCAGACTATTTTCTGTTAAGAAGAGACTTTCACAATATGGTTAAGTCCTGGTTCAACTTTATTGTTGATACGGTAGAGCAGAGAGATGATGCCGACGCAGTGTTCTCATGGATGCTACCTAACATGATTGATCGCTTTGGTAAGTATACGAATATCATAATAGAGTACTGTTACATCAACTGGAAAACTATCACGTGGTATGAGGATTTATACAGTACTTCAACCAATTATGTTAAAGCAGAGCAGAATCACAGATACAGTAGAGTACTGGACTTGATACACGAAACGTCAGAGAAGTACGAGCTACACGAAAAATACCATAGATATACCCTAGGATAGCCTAAAATAGCGTGTGAGACAGAGGCGCTGCTAGCGTCTGACAGAGCCTGTAAGTCATTGATTTCTATAGATTAATTTAGGCTTGACAAATACTCTTTTTGGTGCTATAATGTGCCTTATAAGTTATTGATACCTATAGTAAAAAAAAGTTGAAAAAAGTTAAAAAAAGGCTTGACATTTACTGAAATAGGTGCTATAATGTACGCATAAAGAATGAGAAGTGAGGCTTATTGTTATGAAACTCGTTATTTGGACCCAATACAAAGAAAACTATGGCGCCCATGATTGGGACGGCAAGGGTGAGTGCCCTCAGTACTGGAAGTTCAAGGGTGGATCCACCTATGTTGTTCGTGACATCACGAATGCTCAAATGAACAAGATTGCTAAGGAGGGTATTCCTACTCTCACCGATCTTATCGAGTATCGTAACGAGGCTTCTGAGGAGTACATCATCTCCTGGGAGATCCTTGAGGACTCTGCTAAGGAGTGCGAGGATTGGGACTCTGTAACCGAGTTTGTTTGGAAGATGGATCGTTGGGTTTGCCAGCGCCTCACCAACAATGACGAGTATGGTTACATGCGTCGTGAAATTCTCGCTAAAAGTGAGTCATGGATTCCTCTTTCACAATCAGAACGCTCAGACTATAAGTGTGAGTACAAAACAGCTCAAGGCTGGGTAAGTCCTGAGCAATTCTCAGCTATGGTGGCATAATGCAAGTATTAAAAGAAGTTACCCAATGGGTAGGCGATATTCAACCTAATCATACTTACCTTGTGGACGGCGATAAGATTATTGCCTATAAGCCAAAGCACGGTATGGAAGTTCGTATCAGCCCTAGTAATAAATTGAAGCTTGTTCGCACTCGTAGGCAGTTTGAAAAGTTTAAGTATATTCCTCAAGATTGGCCAGGTGTCAATGTATGAGTATTGAAAAAAATCTGAAAAAATGCTTGACATTTAATTAGAAAGGTTATATAATAGCGGTTATGGATAAAAGATTATACAAATTCGCAGGTTACTCTGTCATGCCAAACGGGACTACAAAAGCTCGTTTTTCAAATGACGTAGTAACTAGTGTAAAGAGGTTAAGGGATAATTCAGGAATTGATTTTGTTGAGTTGCCCTTTTCAATGACAAAGAAAGACGCATCAAAGTTTGCTCTTGCTATCTACAAAGAGGCAAGTGCTGATACTAAAGATGCGTTTCTCCGAGTCATTAATCGTGGAGTTCCCAAGACTAGTAGACGTAAAACTAGTTGAGGGATTTTGTAATTAAATATGGAGACAAATATGTCAACTAAGACTGTAAAAGTAAATCAGGCAGCAAAGGTTCTTAACTTCCTTTCTTCTGGTGCTACCCTAACCGAAACTCAGGCTCGTAAGATGTTTGGGATTCAATCCGTTGGTGCTCGAATCAACGAGCTTCGTTCAGCAGGTTACCCTGTTTATACGAATGTTACCAAGACAGGTAAGACTGTCTATCGCCTCGGTACCCCTAGCCGAGCAATGGTAGCTGCTGCTTTTGAAGCAGCTGGTGCAGGCGTTTTTAAGTAAGCGCTCTACATGATGGGGTATAGCCAACAAGACCCTGTTCGCGATGAACAAAACGTTGGGTGCACTTCCCGGGCAAGAAGTAAAACTGCCCATTCGCCAGATTAGCTCAGCAGGTAGAGCAGCTCACTTGTAATGAGAAGGTCGCGAGTTCGATTCTTGCATCTGGCACCAATTTTAAACTACACTCAAAATGTGTAGAAAAAAAAGGCTCCGAAAATTTCGTATAAGTATTTATATGCTAAGGAATTTTGACAAAGTTGAGGTAGATGGATAGACTTACAGACTACATTAAAGTTTATGATAATGTACTTACAGAGACTGAATGTAAGGATTACATAGAACTTTTTAATTCCAGTCAAAGCCAGACGTATGATACGCCTGGCTATAAGTTTGATCAACTTAACTTAAACGAAGCAGGTGTCCATGGCGCTGCACAAGGTTTTATTAAAAAATGCTTACCTAGCATACAGTCATATATAATAAGCGTAAACAAAAAAGAGTTCATACCGTTTAATGGATTTGAACAAGTTCGCATAAAAAAGTATACTGTAGGCACTAACCAAAGATTTGACACCCACGTGGATGTTTTAGATCATGTTAGTGCTAGACGTAGTTTGGTGTTCATGTTATACTTAAATGATAACGATGGGTGTACTTATTTCCCTGGACTAGACTACACTGTTACACCTAAGGCAGGCAGGCTATTAGTGTTCCCACCACTGTGGTTGTACCCACATGGAGGACAAGAGCCTACTAACCATGACAAGTATATTATTATGAGTTGTGTACACTATGCCTGACCCTAGGAAATTAAGGCGCAAGAAAACTTACGCGCGTAAGTAAGCGCTTACTATTATAATAAGGAGAAACCTATGAAACATATTAAAGAAGTGATGGAAAGTCATTTTCAAGCACAGGTAGACAAGCACCGAATGAATGTTAATATTCTTTTGGAAAATCCCCGTGCAATTCCTGAGCATACTGACTTTTCTGAGGCAGTGGAAAAGGAGTTAGAGCAGATGGCACACTACAAGGATCTTTTAGCAGCATTAAACGATGTCTAGGTTTTTAGTTGGTATACTTACCTCAGACGATATTGAGAAACTAGAAAGAGCTATACTCAATGTTAATCAGCCTTATTACAATCCTGTTGGGTTGTGGGCTGATATCGTCGTTGTAGCAAACAGTTTAGATCCAACTTACGCAGACAAAGCAAAAGAAGTAGCAGAACGAAATAAGTGTAAGTTTATTGTAACAGAATCTAATGGTACTCCTGGACAAGGTAAGCAGTCCGTTCTAGATTACTTCTTAACTACACCATATGACTATCTTGTCCCTGTTGATGGTGATGATTATCTTGAAGACTTCACTCGTATATGTGAAATTGTTAATGAGCGGGAATGTGATGTATTAGTACAAACAAATCAGGAAACTGGTGTTGGACTAAACATTGCAGAGGACATTATACCCAGACAAGTCTTTGAAGCTAAAGAATGGGACATGGCAACAATAAAGTCATGGAAACGATTTGGTAAGGCTCTGAGGCGACACAATCACCCTGTTAAGAATGGACTTAATCGTATCCTATGCCTGTCCCAAGAGGCTGCAGGCTCCTTTAGATATCTAACACACCTGAGAGGCTCAGAGGACGTAGTAGCATCTGCAGAGCTGTACAGCATTGACAAGTTAGTAAAGCACAATACTGACGAGTTTCTTTACGTCTGGGACTACGACACAAACGGAGCTTGGGGTACCTTTATTGGTAATAAAGAAGAAATAGACAACACTATTGCTGCACTTGACGCTGTATATGAGAAACATAACTATATTGACGTCAACAGCAAATCCGATCCCAAGATGATTGTTGAATGGGCTAAATCAGCACACGCAGCAGGAGGACCTGGATCTGATATTATGTGGGATGAGGATTGGGAATCTAAACCTGCACAGTTTCTAAACAAACTATTTTATCAAAAAATTTATGACGAAGAAAACGGTGGCTTTTATACACTGTTTAAGAAAGATGGTAAAATTGTATCAGGGTGTGGTTTGAATAGACTACATGATACAGAGTATGCTAATATTGGTACAAGGTCGTTCACTCTCCCAGAGTACAGAGGAGATACATACGATTTTTATCAGTGGTGGGTAAAAAGAACTTACGAATATATTCTAAAAAATTATCAAGGGTACATTTGGTGCTTTAATAAATACAATAAGAAGTTGTTTGACACGAATGCTAAAATTAATGATTATAAATTAGCAGACGTTGCACCCAACATAACAAAAGGAAGATATTTTATTCCTGCTAAAGCATGGCCACGTCTTTGTACAATTAACTACACCCCGCAATATGTAGTATATAATGACTGTCCTGGCTGTACAGGTATTGAAATTTATCTTCAAAGTATAGACTCAGAGCATAATCAGTGAAAAACATTTTCAAATTTAGTGTAGCTTCAAATTTACACATTACCATTGGACAGTACATTAATATTCTAGGAATATTTTTGATTCCAGTTCTTATTATGAACGGAACAGCCTTTCACTGGACTATGGCTGCAATAGGGTATGTACTTTGGAATAATTTTGGAATTTTTACAGGCTATCATAGAATAGCAGCACACAGGCAAATCAAATGCCCAGAGTGGTTTAAGAGATTTACTGCTTTGTGTGCAAACATGATGTGCTTAGGGCCGGCTTTTCATTGGGTGGCACAACACATTGCACATCATGCTCATACCGACACAGAAAAAGACCCACACTCTCCAATCCATAAAGGTTTTTGGAATGTTGTCTTTTTTCTTCCCTATCTAACAGACGATGTCAAATACATTCACGCACGACATCTTATCACAGATCCTTTCTATAAATGGCAAGTTCAATATTATTGGCTAGTTATTATAACCTTTGCTCTTGTATTACTATTAATTGATCCATTTGCATTAGTTTACTTTTGGTTAGTCCCGGTTGGACTATCAAGAATGACACTTGCCTATCTAACATCAGTGGTACACATGGTACCAGGCGCAACAAACAATTATTTTCTAGGTTTCATTTCAGCAGGAGAAGGCTGGCACGGAAACCACCACGACAATCCTCGATCGGTTTTATATCATGAAAAATATGACTGGTGGGGTATGATGCTAAACAAATTTTTCAATAAAAAGTCTTGACAATTAAGTTATAAGGCTATATAATGGTGCACTATGGAACTAAGTACTAAACATTTTGGCGAGCCTTACGCAGTCCGCGGAGAAGATAACTCTTGGTTGGGCGGGCAAGTACATAATTTCTTTGCTACTGATAGTGAAGATAATTGGATTCGTAATGAAGAAAAATTGCTCAAAATGGGTTATACAAAAGACTATCTAACGTATGATCTAAATGAACAAGGCTTTAGAATGTTTAAGTCACTTGAGGACGAGTTTAATGAGCCTATCGTTTGTATTGGCGATAGTTCTACATTTGGAAACGGAATTCGTTTTGAAGATATTTGGATTAACTTCCTAAAAGAGGAAGGAGATATTATTAACCTAGGTAGCCAAGGTGCTGGATTTATCACAATTTACAGATTATTAAAGTCATGGCTACCTGTAATTAAACCTAAAGCTGTCTACATGGCAGAACCTATACAAAAGCGTCCAGAGTTTTATACTGGTTCTATTCCTCATATTATAGGAGAAAATTCGAGGGATATGGAAAAAGACTTCTGGAAAGAATATTTAAACAATGACAGAACAGAAGGCGTTTATAGAAGCTTATGCTTAGACGCCATAAAGAACTTGGTAACAGAGATGGGCATTAGATTGTATTTCTTGGAAACACCTTGGGATACGCCCATCTTTGGAGATCATGGTTGGAGACGTAATATGTTTCTCACAAAGAAATATGTTATGACTGCTGCAAAGTATAACTCCGATCACGACCAAGTAGGTCAAATAGCACGTGACCTATTACACCCTGGTAGTGATATACATTCGCATATTGCCCAGGAATTTAATCATATGTTTGATAATAATCTTTTGTACGGGAGTTAAAAATGGCTAATCATGTCTACTGTGATATTTCCTTAGTAGAGGGAAACAAAACATCTACGAAAAGATTCAACGAAGCATTTAGGTCTGTTAAAAGGCTTGACGAGTGTGGACTTGAATACTCTAACATTATGCCCGAGTGGGACGGAGAGTTTGCGTCTTATGGCTGGATGAATGACAACGTTGGTCCTAAGTGGGCTAATCTAGAGGCATACGACGAAGATGAAATTGACGAGTATGTACATGTCTGTTCGGCATGGTGTGCTCCATTTCAGTTTATGGAAACTTTAGGTGAGCATCTTAGTGAAGTTGATGCAGACGTAAAGCTAAAAATGACATACGTTGACGAGTTTTATAACTTTGTAGGTGTATGGACATGGGCAAATGGTGTCTCTGAAGTTGAAGAAGTTGATGGGGAATATTTAATTAAAATGCGAGCAGAGCAGCTTCGTATTCCTTCTAAAAATTATAAAATTTTTGATGATGATGGTTGGCATGATTTCTTAGACGACATTATGCATCAATGGGCGTCTGAATACTTAGATGATTAATGGGTATGATTTTAAACTATAAAGACTTAGCTGACAAGACAATTGGTTTTACATGTAGTACATTTGATTTACTACATGCAGGACATATCACAATGCTAGAAGAAGCCAAAAGGCATTGTGATTATCTAGTCGTCGGTTTGCAAATTGATCCTTCTATTGATAGAAAAGATAAGAATAAGCCCGTACAAAGTGTCGTAGAAAGACAAATTCAATTAGCAGCAGTTAAGTATATTGACGAAATTGTTCTTTATAATACAGAGAAAGATTTATTAGATCTTCTCTTGACATTGCCTATAAATGTGCGTATAATAGGCGAAGAATATAGAGACAAACCCTTTACTGGAAAAGAACTTCCTATCAAAGTAATATATAACACTAGGAAACATTCTTTTAGTAGTACAGATTTACGTCAACGTGTAGTCGAAGCAACAATTGGTTATGAGGATAGAAGGTGATCCAAGCTAGTAAAATTTTTGGAGAAAGACATACAGGAACAAATGCAGTAAGAGTGTTTCTCAAAGAAAATTTTGATTTACGCCCTCATGATTACACCTATTTGGGTTGGAAGCATCGTTTAGCTCCTTCAGTATCAGAGATGGAAAAATTTGATCTCACTAAAACATTATTTGTTTTTACTTTTAGATCTCCGTACACATGGATACAGGCAATGCATCGTCTACCCTATTATTTCCATTGCCCTGAAGCACATGATCGCCCTTTAGAATCTTTTGTAAAATTTCAAATAGAAGATTATGAAAACAGTATTGCAATGTGGAATCAAAAAAATAGAAGTTATCTTGAACTCTCTAAAAAATTATCAAATAGTATGCTTGTAAAAGTGGAAGAGTTTAGAAATTTTCCTTCCGTGATTGCTGAAAAGGTAAATCTTTTATTAGGCACAGACGTACAAAATTTAAAGCATGTTAGCCAATATATAAGTGGAAAAGGAATATCAAATTCTGATGTAGATAAAAATTTAAGTATGGAGAATCTTCCTCCGTCTACATTAGAATTGATTAATGAAAATCTTGATTTTCAAGTTATGAATGAACTTGGTTATAACATTGAGGAATAGAAAATGAAAAAGCGTAATGTAACGAATCGTCGTAAAGTGGCTCTTGAGAATCTCAAGAAGCAAAAGTTCTTCCCAAAGAAGATGAAGGACGGTAAGGAGCGCTCAGAAGAGAAATGGACTGAGCGTAAAACAAAAATGATTGAAATTCTCGAAAAGAGAATTGGAAGTGGAGTATTATAATGAGTAATGATCAAGCAAAAAGAAAAATTGCCAACTGTATTATGGCAAGCAAGAGGGCATTGGATCCTAGTTTTAGAGCCTATTGGAAAGATACGGCATCAAAACTAGCAAAGACATACAATGTTAATTTAACTGAAATTGAAAAGTCACCGGAGTTTTACAATGCTAAAGTTGGTAGCCTGCACTAAGGTTTGGCAAAACCTTGGAGATGTCCATCTCCCTATGTGGAGGGCTTGTGATTGTAATGAGTACATTATTGCAAGATTTGAAAAGGAACCTACTTGGCCTGAAATTGGAGATGCTGTTAAAAAGTTTATGCACATCTTGGAAGGTAGGATCTCTGATAACACCATAGAATCCTATATCGGGTTTGAGTTATATAGCAATAATTCTCTTACACACGGAGAAAACTTTCAATTAGAACAAGGGGGAACAATTGACTTCCCCGCTGAGGATGTTACAAAAATCGATGTTAGATCTGAAATGGCTGGAATCGCAGGGGAAATTCCTCAATGATGATAAAATGGAGCCAAGGCTAACCATAGCCTACTCCTATTACGAGGAACCTGAACTTTTAGAAAAACAAGCCCAACTCTGGGAAGACTATCCTCCTGGAGTTGAGATTTTTGTGGTTGATGATGGATCTCAGAAATATCCTGCGTTGGATATTTTAAAGAGAACATATTTTCCATATGGTCCTAATATACAGTTGTGGACAGTAGATGAGGACCTTGGTTTTAACTCCCATGGTTGTCGAAACTTAGCTGCAACTTATGCACCTACAGATCCCGTTCTATTTTTAGATATAGATATCACTCTCAATCCTTGTGATGTGGGAAGTTTAAGACGTATTGCATTTAAGGATGGACGTCACTATATGTTCAATGCTTATATCAGACACAGAAAGAATTTTGTCCCTTGTCCAGGACATATCAATATGTTTATAACGACAAAGAAAACGTATTGGGACGCTGGTGGTTATGATGAATCTTTTACAGGCTGGCATTATGGCGATAGAGAATTCCATGAAAGATTAGAAGCAGCTTCGACAAAAAATAATACAGGAATTACTCTAACAATTGAAAGGGGTGGCAGACAGATGTATGTTGATCCTGATCAAGAGACTAGAATGGTATACGATAACACAAATATGAAACTAATCTACAGAGACGAACTCCCTGATTTCAACATTCTTAAGGGTACGCAGCCCAATAAATTAGTGTTTCCGTATACCAGAATCTTATAAATACTGCTTGACATTTAGCATGAAATGTGCTATAATAACAATATAAATTGTTAAGAGAGAGTAGAAATAATGTTGAAGTTTAGGGGTTTTCTGGTAGAACAAGCGGCTGAAGAAGACAAACTCAAGCATCTAGAACATGTAGAGGATCATGTCTTGCATGGAGGTGCAGAAGGATTTGCACATGCTTTTCACACCCTAAATGATGTACACGGACACCTAACTGGACAAAAAAACGACACTAAAATTACCACAAAATATGATGGTAGTCCTGCAGTTATTTACGGTACAGATCCTAAAACTGGAAAGTTCTTTGTAGGCAGTAAGTCTGTTTTCAACAAAAATCCTAAGATTAATTATACGCCTGCTGATATTGAAAAGAACCATGGACATGCTCCTGGACTTGTTCAAAAGCTCAAGGCTGCTTTAGAACACCTTCCTAAAATTCACGACGGCAAAGGCATCTACCAGGCAGACATTATGCACGCTGGTGATGTTAAAGATCGTGGACATCGTGCAGAATATACTCCCAACACTATCACTTATCATCATCCAAAAGGTTCGGACGATTATAAAAAAGCTCTAAAGGCAAAGTTTGGTGTTGCGATTCATACCAAATATACTGGTAACAGTCTCGATCAAATGGTTGCACAACACGGTGCAGATATTAACTACAATGAACACGAAGACGTTCACGTGATGCCTGTTCAGCATGACATTAGTAAGGCACACTACCCTCTAGAAGCACAACAAGAGTATCAGAAGCATGTAAAGGCTGCTATGGAACATTACAAAAAGATGCCTAAAGAAGGACATGAGGCTGTAATGGGACACTCAGAACATCTTAAAACATACATTAATAATACAGTAAGAACAGGAGAAGATCCTTCTCATAAAGGCTTTCATGCTCATCATAAACTACATCACGACAAAGGTATTGCCAAAGTAACACAAGAAAAGGCAGTACAAAGTAGAACACAAAAGAGAGATGCTGCACTAAACAAAATAAAAGCAGATAAAGGACACATTGAAACTGCTTTAAAAATGCACCATCACTTACAAAAAGCAAAAGATATTTTAACAAACGCGTTATCAAGCCATTCTAGCGTTGGTCATGAGATTGGGGGAATGCCTACAAAGCCTGAAGGTTTTGTTGTACATAAAGGCGGCCGCCCTTCTAAATTTGTGGATAGAAAAGAGTTTAGTGCTGCTAACTTTGCTAGGGGCGACGCACTTAAAGGGAACAAATAATGCCAGCTAGAAAAAACAAACATATGGTATTTGCGTTCGGAAGGATGAATCCCCCTACTGCTGGGCATAGTAAGTTAGTTGACGCTGTACACGATGTTGCAAGAGGACACGGTGCAGATCATAAAGTTATTGTAAGCCACAGTCAGGACTCTAAGAAGAATCCATTACATTCCGATCACAAAGTAGAATACTTAAAACATGTACACCCAGGTGTAAACTTTGAGGCTTCTAGTAAAGAGAGTCCTCACTTCTTAGCACATCTA